ATTTCACCAAGATCTCGACATTGTCGCGATCACTGTGCCTAAACGCACTTGGTCCATTCTGGGTGTTAAGTCTTATGACTTATCTTGCCCGGTTTCAGGATCTAGCGTGCGTGTCTACACACCTGAAACGTGTATCAAACGGGCTTGGGGAACTGTCGGCGAAGCTATGGATAATTTCTATTTCCGCCATTATGCCAGTACCCTGCCTGGGGCTTCGGGTTCACCTGTAGTGGATTCCTCTGGGAAAGTAATTGGCCTCCATATCGGAGCCATCCCTGGAGCGAAACAACTGACGAATAGAGCTCTTTCTTTGGCATTTTTGCGAAAGAGAGTCTCGTATCGTACTCAGGAATCCCGTGGAGCTCAACGAAACCGCGTGTGCCTAGACCGATTCGATGACCGTATCGAAGGTTTGGCGTCCGAGTGGCAATCTCGTATTGCTGTTACTCGTTCTGGCCGAGCTTTGGATTTATTTAGCGATCGGGACGGGCTGTATTATTCAGGCGAAGACAGTGAGACATCTGACGATGAAGACACTGGCCGTATGGCCATGTTTGATGATTGGGGTGAAGGCGTGATTCGTTACGGAGAACAAGGGTCCCAAGGACCTGCACGTTCTCTTCCACGAGCTGTTCCCACGTCTTCCACAAGCAGCACTTCTGTAGTTCCACTACCGTCGACTCAGTCACGATTTAAAGGAGGAAGATCCCTTGGGATCCGGTCTCCTGATCCTCGTGATTGGGGAGATATTTCCAGTGATGAAGAAGTCAGAGGTGCTGAGTCTAAAGGTGTTAATGTACCAGGAGAAAGGAAAGTCGCTCAGTCTACCCCCGCTCCTGCACCAGTGCAGCCGCATGCCAGCGCTTCTTCAACAAATCCAGCGCCGGATAACAAGTCGCTTTTTCGGACTCGCCGGGGCGCCGTGCCCTCGGCGAGCTCAAAAAGCACGGCCACTACGACTGGCAGACGATGGGTGTTGAAATCCCAGGCCTCACAGCAGTCGGCCGAACCTCGGTCACGTTTAACGGATGCCCAGCGCGCCCGGAGAAGCCGTCGACGAAAACAGCGAAGAAAGCTTTTAAAGCTCTCCAAAACTGGGGTTGGGTTGACAAAACCGAAGCAGGCGTCGTCAAATCGCTCGCTTACCAAGCCGGTCGCCGCAAACGCGGGAAGGTCCCAGACGAGAAACAACTAATTTTGTTGTTGGATCGTTGTTTGAAGGAATATCCCCGAACGTCGGTGCCCGCTTGGTTAGAGCTGAGTGACCAGAGTCTGAAAGCGAAGATTAAGTCGTTGATGGCTAATGATGTGAACAAGAAAGCAGGGCCCGGTGTCCCATTGCATGCAATGGGCCTGGGCGGAAATGCCAATCTGATGGAACATGAACACGAATTTATTGCTGAATGCGTTCTTGAACGTATTCGACTTCTGCGTGACGCGGACCCCCAAGGTCTGTCCGCAGTTGAGTTGGTACAGCAAGGGTTTTGCGACCCGGTTCGGTTGTTCGTCAAAGATGAGCCACACAATCGAAAGAAACGTCTACAAGGGCGTTGTCGATTAATTGCCAGTGTCTCTCTAGTAGATCAGTTGGTGGAGCGACTGTTGTTTACGCTGCAGAATAAGGTCGAAATCGCCACTCAAAAGCGAGGTGACCCGATCCCCTCTAAACCGGGGCTAGGGTTGTCTGATGATGATCAGTTACACGCTATTTGGAAAGATGTGATCCGTCACGGGTCCCTTTCCGACGCCGCGGAAGCGGATGTTAGCGGTTTCGACTGGTCTGTCCAAGAGTGGGAGATCATGTTTGACGCGAAATGTCGCGTGTTCTTAGCGGGAACGACAGAAGACAGTCCATTTGGACGAATGGTAATGCGAAGGGCGTATTGCTTAACAAGGGCAGTTTTGAGTACCTATGATGGTTGGATGTATCAATGTAACATTCCAGGTATTCAACTGTCTGGTTCTTTTAACACAAGTAGCACAAACTCGAGAATCCGATTTGTGATTGCCTTGTTGGCTGGTGCCGACTGGGCGATTACGATGGGTGATGATTGTGTGGAGCAGTGGGTTGATGGCGCAGAGGAAATTTATGCATCCTTTGGCCACCCGCTGAAGAACTATAAAAGGTGCGGAAGCACATTTGAGTTCTGTTCCACAGTGTTTTCAAACACGGTTTGTTTTCCTACTGATGGAACCAAAACCTTGTACCGTCTAATCGAACAAAAGACTATCACAGCCGAGTTACTGGCACAGTTTTTCCAAGAAATGCGAAACTGCCCGAAACTTGATGAAATGTTTGATGTCGTAAAAATGGTCATGTCTAGCACGGACAATGATGGGAGCAGAGATGAAGAAACTTTCTCAGAAGCGGCGTCGCCAGCGGCGGCGAGCTCGGAGATCCCAGCGAACCTTGATTCAGGATTCGAAGGCCATGCCTTTGAGCTTTTCTGTATCTAATCGCGTTAAACCCCCGAAAACATCCCGGTCAACGGCTGGTGGTATGACTACCATCACCCATACTGAGACCATTGGTGAGGTTAAATGCGAAGAGGAATTTACAGTGTCTGAATACACGGTTAATCCTGGTGAAGTTTCTGTGTTTCCTTGGTTAAGCCAACAAAGCGTGGCGTGGGAATTCTTTCGTTTCACAAAATGTGAATTCGCAGTGTCACCTCTGGTGTCGGTGCAAAAGGATGGGGCGATCTTCATGGCAATGGAGTATTCCGCCGGATCACCCCCCCCGCCCGACATTAAAACGATTATGGGCTACCACAAGGCTGTAAACAGTCCGGTTTACCGGAAAGTTGTCATGCCCGTGGATATTAGCTCAGCTTTCCCCGCAGGGGGCTTTAAGTACATTCGCCACAACACCCAGCCTGTAGATCGAAAACTCTACGATGCGGGTACGTTGATGTTAGCGTCTAAGGGAGGCGCAGGTGAAGTCGTTGGACTTTTGAGCGTGTCTTACACGATTAAGTTCAAAACACCACAAGTCGTCAAACCTTTAGCCCCCGTCGATGGAATCTACGCGATGTCTAAGACCAACCACCAAGCCCTGTACGCAGGAACCGAAGGTAAGACTGATTTCAAGCAAAATCTCACCTGGCCGGCACTAGGCCAAATCTCAATTAAGACAATTGATGGAGTTGAGCGAACGGTGCTGGCTGGTGGCGGAACATCTTTTCGTTTGCCCCCCGGAACATACCAGATTACATCAGATTTGAATCTTCTGACAAATTTGGAAGCTGATGGGGTGGATATGAACGAATTGTATTCTGTCCACGTCGGTTTATGGGACGAAACGACTGAAACGTTTACCCACTTCGATGACAGGTCTGAGAGCTATGCCTCACATTTGGCGGAGGCGCCTTCAACAGGCGATCACTACGTCAATCTTGTCAACTCAGCTATTGTTTTCCTTCAAGAAGCGCGAGACATAGTTGTGAGAGTGGTGGGCCTGCTCAGTGCAGCGACCCTGATTGGTGAAGTGTCAGTGCTCACGGGTTCCAACCTTACTATCCAACAAATGGCTAGTAGCGCTGGGGCTTAACTGAACAACCTTGTCTTGGTAAGGGCGGTACAAAGGGTGCCAAACAAACCAAGACGGAAGACGGAGGGTGGTGATAACCTCCTCGATTGGCCAGCAACGATTTAACTGGATAGGAGTATGGTATTCCGAATTACCCGACTAGCGTGTCGTTAAACAAGCGCCTGGAAAGGATTATATTCTGTGGAGTAAACCACAACCCCGAATCAGTGACCGAAGCTTTAAT